CCTGAAATATCTAAAGTTGCTGCCGCTAGTTGACCACCAATAGTTAAATTACCAGAACTAGGATTATAAGTAAATCCTGTATCAGTTTCTAATCCTTGTGTTCCTGTAGCTGCATCAACAAACACAGGAAATATATTTTCATCTGTACTATTATTAGCTGTGATAGTTGATGCTGTAGCAATTGCTGCAGTACCTGTAATATCACTTGAAGTTAATGCAAGTGTACCTGTAGATGATGGTAAAGTAAGTGTAATATTACCTGAATAAGCTGAATGAGCTGCTGATTGTAATCTTGCATAATGAGCATTAGATGATTCACAATAAAAATCTATGTATGATTGTGTACCACCATTTTTAATAGCAATAGCACCTT